TGAGAACTTGTACCTGATATAAGACATATAGCACCATCAGTATCACTTGTACTAAAAGTATGACCAGATGAAACAACCACTGCTGAAGCAGGGCCAAATCCTACCGTAAAAATTCCACCAGAACCACTACCTCTTTCGTAAATATAAACATGAGCAATTGAGCCATCGTTATCTAACAATGCAATTGTTGAATCATCTGCAACTGAAACAACATTTGCACCTATACTACCAATACCATCATCTGTGTTAAACAATGCTGAACCATTATTAGTAACATGATGTGCCATGATATTACCTGAAGCACCTACATCTAAGGTATATTTTTCTGCTTCAATTTGTAATTCTTCGTATGCTGTTCCCCAATCTCCGACAGTAATTCTTCCTAAATCACTACCTGTTACATAGTCCATAACTATGCCTTCACCTGCACTTCTATTAGCAGAATTAGTAGCTATAATACCACCATTAACTGTTAGTTTTTCAGTTGGTGTTGCTGTGTTAACACCAGTTTGACTTGTATCACCCTCAACAACTAATTTGCCTGAACCAACATTAAAGTCATCTCCTGCATCTGTACCAAGAGTTACACCAATAGAAGTTCCTGCATCAGAACTAATAGTATCTAATGCAATATCTCCAACATTTGTAATATCCCCATCAGATAAAGATAATGTCCCTGCCACAGTAACATTCCCTGTAGTTGTGATTGTATCTATATAAGCATCTTTCCATCTAACACTACTGCTTCCTAAATCAACATCACTATCAGATTGAGGTCCAAAAATATTATCTCCTAAGTAAACCTGTTCAACATTAGCTGCATAAAAATGTATTTCATCAGCAGTTTCAAAATCAATCTTTGTTTGGTCATCTTCTCCTATTTTAATATCAGTTGCAAGTAATGATGTAATAGTTGTTTGTGAAGCATTGATTGCTAAATCAATATTATTATCTCCATCTTGATAAGTTGCTGTAATTCCAGTTTCAGTATTTCCAGAAAACATTCCCCCAGCAATATCTTGAACAAATTCAGTAAGTGCTGTACCATCTATTGTAACAGCATCAGCTTCAAGTGTCCCATCCACATCAACATCACCACTAATGTCTAAAGAACCTGCATCTAACTCCCCAGTAATTGTAAAATTTCTAATTCCTGTATAATCTTTATTAGAATCTAATATAACTGCTTTTGATGCTATTGCATTACCAACAGCAGTTGAGCCTAAATCAAGAGCATTTATTTCTCCAACTACAACTGTTGCACCATCAAGAATATTTAATTCTTCAGGTGTAGAACTAATTTGTGTGGTGCTTGCAGCAGCTAAAACAGGTAAAGTACCTGATTGATTAGGAAGATTAATTGTTCTATCTCCTGTTGGGTCAATAATAGAAAGAGTTGTTTCATTACCATCAGCAGTAGCACCTTCAAATATAATAGCATTAGATGCTTCCATGGTAACTGTATCAACTGTTGTTGTTGTGCCTGCAACAGATAAATTAGGTACTAATAATGTACCAGTACTAGGATTGTATCTTAATGCTCCTGTGTCATCTAATAAAGCATTGGATTCATTGTGAAACACTACAGGAAAATTTGTATTTGCTGTGCTATCTGTTACTGTTACTGTAGATGCTAAAGTTACTGTTGTCCCTGCAATTACACTTGAAAGAGCAGTTCCGTTTACTGTTATTGCGTCAGCTTCTAAAGTACCATCTATATCAGCATCCCCACTTATATCTAAACTAGCACCGTCAACTTCACCTGTTACAGTTATTGAGTCTACAAATGCATCTTTCCATCTTACACTTGTAGAACCTAAGTCAACATCACTATCAGACTGTGGACCAAAGATGTTATCACCTAAATATACTTGCTCTACATTTGCTGCATAAAAGTGTATCTCATCTGCTGTCTCAAAGTCTATTTTAGTTTGGTCATCCTCACCAATCTTAATGTCTGTTGCTAATAATGATGTAATAGTTGTTTGAGCTGCATCTATTGAAAAATCAATATTATCATTTGATGTATCATATGTAACAGTAATACCACTTTCAGTATTGCTTGAAAGCATATTTGTACCAACTGTATCTCTAATAAATGTTGCTAATGCTACTCCATCCACAGTTATAGCATCTGCTTCTAATGTTCCGTCTATGTCAGCATTTCCTGAAATGTCAAGTGTTGTTGCATCTAACTCTCCTGCAACTGTTAGAACACCTGAAGTAAAAGTTAATAAATCTGTATCAGATGCATTTCCTATAGTACCACTATCAGGTATAACTAAATTAGTTCCAAATGTAGATGTAGTTGCAGTTACAGCTAACTCATCTGTACCACCAATATTTATATTAACACCAGTATCAGCTTGGACATTTAAATATCCGTCTGCATCTGAACTGATATGTATTGCTGAATCTCTAAATTGTAATTGAGAACTGCTACTTATCTTTGCAGCAGATGAACTTAATGAAAGAATAGACTCTGTACCTTCTCCATCTTCTATAACTCTTAGTGTAGAATCTATACCAGAATTAGAATTAGAGACTTGTAATAAGTCTTTATAGGTACTTGCTATTGTGCTTCCAGTTAAATCTGCCATTAGTCTATATTAAAATCAAATGTTCTTATAACTCTTGCTCCACCAATCTTACTTCTCTTTCTAACACCATGTTTTCTCAATGCATCTGTAAATGCTTTTTCATGAAACTGTGCTAAACCTAAAGACACTTGAGATGTTGCTGGCTCTGTTCCTGCTTTATCCATGTATAACTTTGATTTAACAAAATCAACAATAGCAGGTTGTAATGAATTTTCTATGTCTAAATTATCAGTTACTGCTGATACAGAATCAGGTTCTCCGTAATAATGTATTAATATACCATCACTAACAGATTCATCTATAGCTTTAAAATCACCTTTTCTATTATGAACTGTAGAGGAGTCTCCACCATCTGTAGTTACTACTGCAAGTTTATCTCCAACTATGAAATATGCTACTGATTCTTGTGGTCTATTTTTTGTACTTGCCATTATGTTAAATCCATTTTTAATATTTCATTTTCAATCAACCTTGGAATCTTTATGTAATTACCATCTGAATCCATAAAGTCGACTCTAAAAACTTTGTTTACTTCTATACCAGAACCTGTATCTGACAAATCATAAAACATTTGGTCTGCTACTGAAGATGCTTTTGCATACTCTACTTTTGTTCTATACATGCCTGCTTCTATTAAACCATCATTAATTAATGTCATAATATATTGCTCTGGAGCATTAGGAAAAACCTGCCTAATTCTACTAATTATTTGCTTTACTGTTAATCTTCTTGAAGCCATTAATCAAAATCCTCCCAATTAATTTGTGAAGACTCCCAATACCCTGCACCCTTTAACAAAGGTCCTGCTTCTTCCCATTTATTTCCAACAAAATCAAAATCTGTAGTTGTTGTTAATTGAACAGAACTCCAAGAAGTTGTTTGTGCACTTGAAGAACCTGTTCCTGCTACAGTTAAAGTCCAAGATGTAGATTGAGCACTACTTGACCCTGTTCCTAAATTTACAGTTGTAAACGCTCCCATTATGCACCATCCAATAATAATTGTATACCTTTGTCATAATCAGCTTGCAACTTTTGTTGTTGAGCTTGATAAAAATTATACTCTTGTACAAATTGTTGCATTTCACTTGACAAAGACTGAACACTTGCTGAAGACAATTCAGTATCCTCTTCAGATTCTATTAAATGTCTTACCTTTTCCCAACCTTGTGAACTTGCACTTGAAGATGAAAAAGAACCATCTTGGTCAGAATGAATAGGTATTTTACTTTGATAAGCTGACAATGCAGCTTGTAAAGATTTTATAGCAGCATATATAACAACTAAATATTCTGCATCATCAGGAAATTTTGTAATAGCACTATCACCAAATGCAACACTAGGAAAATTTAAAGTTTCTACATCTGCTGTTTTAGTTGCAGTAGGTGTTGGATAAAGCACTACCACTCCATTGTGAATATAATATGCTGGGTCAGTAGCTGTTGCAAAAATAACCTCTGAACTATCAGATATCCTTCCCCTTAACCTTGGGTCTACTTGCCTTGCAGGTTGCTGTATAGTACCATCATACCTTGTAACAGATAATATTTTGCTTGTACCTAATGTTAAAGTTGTTGACGAATTATTCAAAGTATTTGTAGTTCCATACTTTCTTTGAATATTAATAGGTAAAGCATTTAAAACCTCTTTTGCACCATCAGTTAAAAATTGTGTTAACTGTGTTTGATTAGGGTTTGATGAACCATCTATACTAATAGTAGTCAATGCTTCTACTTGTGCTTCAAATGTTGCCATTACTTCTTCTTAAATTATTTTTATTAATTAAGTTCCTACTTTTTTTTGAGCCATTTTATGAGATTCTGTAAATGTTTTACCCATTTTCATAGACTTTACCATAGCTCTTAAATGTTTAGGAGTATGGTGTTTTGAATGTTTTTTCATCGCAGACATTTGTCTCATGTTTAAACCATTCATTGAAACACCCTTAACTTTTTTACTCATAGTTTTTGTTTTTTTCATTTTTATTTTATACTCTCTTTTTATATTTTATGCTGGACCTCTATACCCCAACAAAGTGGCATTAGAATTAGTGTGATTTACAACACCTGTAAATCTACCATATATAATATCACCTGGTCTTAAAAAAACAGCACCTAAGTCATCACCTATTTGAGATGTAGCTGATTGAATTTGAACAAACTGTGATTCAAAAGCTGTTGTTCCAGGAGTAACTGCACCAACACATTGCAATGCTACAAAAACATTACCTGATTCAGGTGATTGTGTATTACTATTATGCTCTCCTATAACATCAAATCCAGCTTGAAACAATTGCAAGTTTGATGATTCCATGCTTGTATATTTATGTATACTCATTATTTTTCCTAACTTTTCTTTAAGTTAATTTACTAAAATCTTAGGGTTATTGGGGATAACCTTTTATTGATTATCCCCCACCTACCCAAAGGTGTAATCCTTATTTATTCGGATTATGCTATTGATGTAGCTTGAGTTGAAAAATCAGCATCTGTAAGGTCTTTAACAAAACCATAAACAAACCATCTTTTTCCGTTTCCAAAAATCTCAACAGTATCACCAGGACTAGCTGCTGCTGTAAAAACCACAAAGTCGTCATTGGCTGCTGCAAAATTACCTGCTTCACCATTAACTTCGTGAATTTGTCCAACATTAGCTAAGTTTGAACCACTACCTAAATCTATATTTACGACAGCGTCCATTCCTGCATCTGTTCCTGCTTCATCTTCATCTAATATGACTCTACAAGTCCATCCTTCCAAACTTACATCTGGTAATGTGATTGTAGTTTCTGCTGCTGGATTGACAATAATTGTTTTTCCAGAATCATCATTAGTTAAAGTTGTATCAGCAGTAACATTTTTTATGTTAAGAGTTTCGGGAACTTTTCCAAAACTACCACTATTTGGTTCTAGTACTTTTGCTCTAGCCATATTATAAGCCCTCCACATTATACAATGCGTGAGTTTCTGGTAAAGCAACTTCAAGACCTGCTTCAGTCAAGACTATGTCTTTTCTGAGGTCTTCGTCTGCACTTTGAACATCAGTCATAATTTGTGTGTCTCTGTTCATTCCATTACCTACCAATGGTCTGTAAAAGATATTTCCCATATCCACTAATGCTAACATACCAGAAGCAATTCCTCTAAACAATGGTTGTTTAATGAATTGAATACTTCCATGTATTGTGTCTAGCATCATCACTTTATGTCCAAATGCACCATTCATTTCTTTTAATGGTGATTGAAGTTGTACTTGTGTGCTTGCTGTAGTAACATCAAGAAAACCACCATCACCAATTTTATTTAATTGTGTGATAACTGGTAATCCTGCCATTCCTAGTTTTTCGCCTGAACCACCTCGTGCTGGGTCAAAAATAACTTCGAGGTCAGATAAGAACCTATCATAGGTTAATTCTGCTGTAGTAGAAGACCTGTAGTATGGAGTTCCAGATGTATAACTGAAAGCTGAATTATCAGTTGTTGGATTTGCATTTTTTACAATGTGTCCTACAACACCCTCAGTATACTGAATGCCACCTACACGAGCTTTTTGTCCAAACAACATAGCTCTTTCAATGTCTACTTTATGTTCACGAAGTTTTAGAGCCCAAATTCTATCCCACTCATATCCGTATCCACGGAAACGAGTAGCCATAGCAGTATTAGACATTTCTGCTGCAGTTTTAAAGATTTGAGTAAATCCGAAGTCATCTTCAATTTCACTTGAAAATGCATCAGGTCCACCTGTACCTTCTGCAAATGAAGTACCTACAATTTGTGCAGTATCATTATCTGATAATACATTGTGACCACTTACATTAGAGTTTGAAACATCAATGATTTTACCTGTAAAAGTTGATGTGCTTCCTGCGTCTGTTACAGCACTATCTACACGAACTAAAGTTTGTGCATATCCTGCTGTACTGTCAACAGTAGAAACAGCAAAGACCATTCCTTTAATAAGGAAGTCTACACTTGCTCCACCAGCAGTATCTACAGTAAAACCGTATGATGTACCAGCACTCACAGCAGACCCACCATTTACATCAGCAGCAAGTAAAAAAGACCTGTTTGAGAAATCAATCTTAGACCTATTCTCAAGATATCTGAAGACTGGGTCATCAGTTGGCTCTTTTGATACATTGCTTAAGTATGTAAAAAATGGTGTTTCTTCTGGAGTTAACTCTGCAACCCTATCGGAGAAGTCGTATAACCGTCTTCTATCAGGGGCTTGTCCAACACCAGCACTAGTGGCAGCAGCAGTAATATCGCTTGATAGCTTTGTTCCTGTTGTAATTGCCATTTATATGCTCCTATTCGGTTTATTATTTTACGGAAGCTAAAGGAAGTTTTCCAGCACCAGAAGCACCTAATACCCTTTCGAATGCAGTATCAGTATCACTCTTTTCTACAGGTGCTTGTCCTTGAAGGACTCCTGCTGATTGAGGTGTTTGCTGATTTGCTTTGACAGCGTCAATTGAGTTTTGGGTTTGGTTTCTATTACCTTTAACATCTTTAAATAGCTTCACTAAGTTACCTATACCAACTGCTTCTTTCGGTTGATTAGACCAATCTAAAAATTCTGATATTTCATTATCACTCATTTTATGTTTTGTTCTTAAGTCAGTTACAGTTTGGTTTAGGAATTGTCTCTGTTGTGCCTGTTGTTCCCTCTCAGCAAATTCATTTCGTACTTTAGCCATGGCATCGGAAACTACTTCCTCTTCTTTTTTTCTACGAAATTTATAAGATGGTGAGTCAGGTTTATAATAGGCATCCCATGGATTAAATTCACTTTCATCTACTGTAGTCTCTTGTTTCTTTGAACCACCATTTGGGTCAACAATCATTTGTTCTATGGTTTGTGTAATATCAGGTCTTTTTTCTAAAAGGTCTCCAATTGGTTTTAACTGTGCTAATTTTTCATTTTCTGCTTGAGCTCTGTCATGCATAGATTGAAACTTCTTAGCTTCAGCTTTCCAATCAGTATTTTCTGATATTGGTTGTTCCATAGTTTGTTCAGGTTGCTCCATAGTTGATGTTTCTGGTTCTTGAGCTGCTACCGTATCTTTTACTATATCTAATCCATCATTTTTGGTTTCCACTTCATTTTCTCCTTCCTAAGATATCTCTAGCTTTTTAGAGCTTGACTAATCCGTTCTGCTTCTCGTCTTAATCTCTCTGCTTCGAGCTTTACCTTATTTTGCATTCTATTGGATTCCACTCTTCTATCTGCTTCAGATTTTGCAGCTATCTCAGATAAACGAGATTTAGTCTTAAAGACTTCAACTCTTTTTCTGTCAGCTACAGATTCTCTTTCAGCAGTTTGCAAGTCTCCCTGCAATTTCTTTACTTGACCTTGAAGGGCTTGTATCTGTGATGCTAATTGTTGTTGTTCACCAGTTCTTTTCAAGATTCCCTCCTTGTCAAAAATTTCTGGGTTCTTCTTTAGAACCTCTACTTTGTCTATTAGACCCATTTTATATGATTCCATGTACACGCCAAGTTCTGCCCATTTACTTGTTGGTAATGTTGAACCTGTTTCTATTTTTACATCATGTTGGTCTAACTTATATCTATCTTTTGCAATATCTAATATTGGTTGTGTTTTATTATCATAAACATTTACCATGGTTTCTGTTAAATCATTATTAGGCTGTGATAACCTAAACATTTTTTGAAAAGTATAATGTCCTTTTGCAAAATTGTATAATACTTTACCTAATCTATTAACACTAAATTCTATATCTCTTAATTTAGATTTAGGTCTTTGCTGACCTAATGCCATCATATTTTCTGTACCTCTAACAGTTTCTGGTGCTTTCTCTGCAAAGCCATGTAACATCTCAGGTAAACCAAATATAAAATCAATATAAAATTCACATTGTTGTATTAGTCTGTAGAACTCACCTGATAATGGTTGAGGTGCAGGAAAGTGTGGCTCACCTTGTGTTGAGTCTACTTCAATAACTGCATTTGGATTTGCCCAATCTTTTTCTAATTGATTTAAATCTTCGACACTACCTAAAGGAACTAACAGCTTCAATCCTGCAGATGCTTGTGCATGAGACAAAGCTAATGACCATAATTTATTTAATAACCTTTGCATAGGTCTAGCTCTTGATACATCTGATTTAGGATATGGACTTTCTGTCCAAATGTTAGGCATAGCTATAATTGGATATATATCTGTATTTAAAATAGATTCATATAATACAACTTCACCCATAGTAGCACAAACTTTAACTCTTGTTTGTGGTACTTGAACTATCTGTATTACCCCATTTTCAATACCATCTTGATTTTCTGGGTTCTCCATAAATCTTGCCATATCATTTTCATTAAAAATAAATTCTTGCCCTGTAGCTGTATCTAATACTCTATAAAAAATAACTTTAACTTTAAAATATCTTTCTAGTATTTGATACCTTGCATAATCTCTATAATCTAAATTATCTGTATCAGATGGAGTGAATGTAGACATTGAATTTTTATTTTGTGCATTAGGATAATCTTCATCTACATAAGATATAGTTGAAATCTTTTCTATAATACCTTTTGTTTGCTCACCAGTTACAGGGTCTGTTATTGGACCTAATTCTGGATATAAACCTAAAACCTGTTCTTTGTTTAATATTGTTGATAGGATTACACTCTCAGAGTCTACCAAAAACCTGTCTCTAGTAGTTGGAGGTGTGTAAACTCTAAAAGGGTTTATGTTTTTAAACTTAACATCACCTCTACCAAAATCTGATTCTCCATCAATATATACATACATATAACCTAAACCAGCCACAGCATAATCATGTATAGCTTGCTTCATTTGCATATCACCAATAGAGTTTTCCCACATATAACCCATGATGGTTCTCCATACACTAGCTATTTTAACATCTGAATCTTCTCTAGGTGTTATTGTAAATACTGGGGGTCTTGAAGTTAGAGTTGCTTTTAATTTTTCTACAGCAGGTGATATCCTATCCATAGGAACATCTGCTTGATTTCTACTTTGAAGCTCTG